TGGATGCAGTCGAGCGGAAAGTGAAACCGCAGCCTGTTGGCGCTTTCTTCCGTGATCGCCTCTGGAATGCGCTTGATCCAGAAATCCTGAAAAAGGCTGAGAGTGTGAAGGCGCAAGCTGCAAGAGCCGAGGAAGCCAAGCCTGATGGATGGGCAGCCGGTTACGGTCCTGTTGGTATGGCTCGCTTCTTTGGTCACTTGATGGATGGGCCAGCTGATCCTGAACTTGCGAAAAGTTCCTACTTGCCGCGTGCGTTGCTTGCCAAGGCGTGGCCGGAGCTCACGCGCTTCCGTGATGTCCAGCAGCAGCGCAGCGGTGCGGTCTTCCAAAAGATCTGGCACTCGGCTGGCGATCTGATGGAGCCGGTACCGCAAGGAACAATCATTCTCTCTGCCTGGAAGGATGAGTTCAAGCGGCGTGCTTGGCCATGGCCTTCTGAGTTTGACCGCATGCAAGTCGTGTTCTGCCCGCGTGGTGGTCCGTCAGCCTTAGTCGATTATGAAACAGCTTTGAGGGGATTGGGTGAAAATGATGGCAATTGATCAACGTCAGATCGATATCGCAATGGCATCTGCACCCACTGATGAGCAGTGCAGGGCGATTGATAAGGTGCTTGCTGAGCGCCGTCGTATCGCTCGGATGAGGGCGGCGGCTGCGATTCGGGCAGCGGATGATTCTCCTTGGATCATCATCAGAGTGTCAGGCAATGAACTATCCATACGCGATGCGATGCTTGCAGACCAAATTGAGGTGAATGTCCCCATGAAAATGGGAAAGGAAAAGCGCAGGAGAAACGAAAAAATACCAGCTCGGCCAGAGCCTGTTTTAGTGGGTTACATATTGGTTAGATGCAACATTGTACCTGATGCTCTGGCAGGGGTGCTGACGTTTCAAGGCGTGGTCTCCATCCTTGGCGGATACGAAAAGCCGTTCCTTATCAGCGCTGAAAAAGTGAATATATTCAATGAGAAGGCGGATAAAGGTGAATTTGATCATGAGCGCCCAGTCTCGTTGTTCACAGGTGTAAAAAAGGTTCTTATTGTTGAGGGTCCATTCGCGGGGATGAGTGGCAATGTCGTGACTGGAATTGGTGCTGGTAAAGGTACAGCCGTCATTGAGGTTGAGCTATTCAAGCAAGCGGTTCCGATGATTATGCCGCTTGCATTTCTTTCTCCTTTGTGACCGTAATCTGTTCACGGATGATCCGGTTAGTACAGCGAACCTCGATACACGGTAGCACGTGGGGACACAGTCCTGAGGTGACGCGCTCGGACCCCGCCCTGACAGTCTCAATCATGAGACGCCGATTCAGGGCCAGAGCGTAAGCTATGTCTGAAATTCACCAATCACACTGAGCGCCCTTCGTGGCGCTCTCTCCGTATGTATATGAGGCTGACGTGAGCCAACGTATCGAGCGCGAACGTGATGCAGCTGCACCATGGCGTAAGTGGTATAAGACCGCTCGTTGGCAGAAGCTACGCGAGGATGTTCTCAAGCGTGACCTGTTCACCTGCCAACAAACCGGCATCCTCCTGATTGGCAAGCATCCGGCTCCGAATAGTCCTGTTGTCGATCACATCCAAGAGCATCGCGGCAATGCCGAACTCTTCTGGGATCTGAACAACCTTCAGGCTTTGAGCAAAGCCTATCACGACAGCGAAAAGCAGAAGCAAGAGCAGGCCAGCCTGCATCATCGTGGCGTTTGGGATTAGAGGTTGATTGTCATGGCATCTACTAAATCAGATGAGATCATCATTGATGGCAACGATCTGATCAGCAGCATCAAGATTGGTGTGAAGATGCCGCGCATGTTCGGACTTCGAATGACAGTCGCGACATGGCTGTTCACCTTGGCTGGACTGGTTGGCGGAATGAATGTCGTTGTAGAGGTCGATGACGACGAGCTGTGACCCCCGAACCCGACGAGGCGTGAAACATCACCCGTGAAACATCAGGCAGGGGGGTGGGTCGAAAGTCAAAAAGGGGTCTCAACGCTAGACCCGCGTCCCCCTCACGCGCAGGTTTTTTTTCTGACTTTGCTGCATTTTGGTATGTCTGTGTCTGCTGATAGCGGTCAGACATCAATCATCGCCAAGGAAATAACAGTTAAAACAATAGCTTGCATAAGCATTGTCTTTCACCGGCGAAGCGATTTCGCGCAAATCTGGGTATTATTTTTCCGATGAGTGACGACGATTTTGTCAGAGACCTGTGGGGCAATTATCGCCCGTTGCCGGGAAGGCGTGGAAGGCCCAAGCATGTGCCTGACGCTGAGACAATCGGCAAAGTTCAAATGGCATTGGCTCTGGGCTGGAGCAATGATCGCATTGCCAACGCTCTGAACATTTCGCTGCCTACGCTTCGTAAATCCTACAAGCGGCAACTCGAAGAACGTGAACTTGCCCGCGATCAGTTGGATTTGCGGAAAGCCCAGATCGTTTGGGCGCAGGTCGAAAAGGGCAATGTGGGGGCAATAAACGCTTTTGACCGCCTCGTCGAAAGAAACGACCTCATGCTCTATGGCCAGAAGATCAAGCCGCAAGCCGCTGCGAAGCCCACCAAAGAACCGAAGGTCGGCAAAAAAGAGGCAGCGCTTATTGACGCCAATCAGCCTGATCGGGGGTCAGCAATGGGGCGGTTGATCGCAGAACGTCAGGGGAAGATGAACTGATATGTGGGATCTATCCTGCCCGGACTGGGAAGATAAGATCATGCTCGGTCAGTCTCTCATTCCGAGACTGCCGCTGATCACGGCTGAAGCCGAAATGGGGCTGGCGCTTTTTGATGAGTTGCAGCTCCCGGATGTTCCTGGAATGCCGCGCATGGCAGATGCGTGTGGCGAGTGGTTCCGTGAAATTGTTCAAGTTGCGTTCGGTTCGTGGGACCCTTCACAACAGCTCCGCTTCATCCGCGATATCTTTGCAATGCTGCCTAAGGGGCAGTCCAAAACAACATACTCTGCCGGACTGATGCTGACCGGCATGCTGATGAATAAGCGCCCGAATGCTGAAGCACTATTTGTCGCCCCAACGCAAGCCATTGCAGAAAACGCCTATGAAAAGTCGGTCGGGATGATCGACAATTCACCGGACCTTAAGCGCCGGTTTCGCCCGAGAGACCACCGCAAGACGATTGAGGATCTGTCGAACGGCACTGTTCTCAGTGTGAAAACCTTTGATGTGAACATTCTGACGGGCACAATCCTCATTCTCGCCCTCGTTGATGAGCTGCACCTGTTGGGCCGAAATGCTCACACCACGAAAGTTATGCGCCAGATCCGAGGCGGATTAGAGAAGACGCCTGAAGGTCTGCTGATCATTACAACAACACAGAGCGACGAAGCTCCGGCAGGCGCTTTCAAGGATGAACTGAAGCTTGCGCGGCGAATTCGTGACGGACAGATGGCCGGAAAGATTATCCGCCCCATGCTTCCGGTGTTGTACGAGTTTCCCAAGGAAATAGCTGCGGATCGCACGAAGTGGCAGGATCCCGATAATTGGGGGCTTGTCATGCCCAACATTGGCAGATCCGTTCATCTACAAAGCCTTACAGCTGATTGGAACTCCGAACGGGATAAAGGCGATCATGCTGTAAAGATCTGGGCATCACAGCACCTCAATATCGAAATTGGTGTCGGTATATCTGATGATGGGTGGCGTGGAACTGATTACTGGGAGGATCGCGCCGATAAGACCCTGACGCTTGACGAGCTCATGAGACGCTCCGAAGTGGCGGTGATGGGGATCGATGGCGGCGGACTCGATGATTTGTTCGGGATCTGTGTCATTGGCCGTGAGAAGGGAACGCGGCGGTGGCTCGTTTGGTGCCACGGCTATGCCCACCCGAAGGTTCTGGAAACACGCAAGGATATCGCGTCGCATCTCAATGACTTCGTGGAAGAGGGTACGCTCACGATATGTGAGGTATCCGAATATCTTAACAAGATCGCAGATATTGCCGCCAAGCTGATGAGTGCTGGTCTTTTGCCGGAAAAAGATGGCGTCGGTGCAGACCCGAACAACATTGCTGCCTTGGTTGATGCGCTCGCGCAGCGGGGAATTGTCGATTTGATGTTTCGCCGATTGCGGCAAGGTGCTGCTCTTTCGCCTGCAATCTGGGGGCTAGAGCATAAGCTGAGCGACGACACGCTAAGCCATGACGGTAGCACTTTCATGAATTGGTGTGTCGGAAACGTCAAAATCGAAGTTAACGGCAACGCCAACCATGCCACCAAGCAGG